ACAAGCCCGGGATCAAATCGCCGTCGAGGGGCTGACATTCACCGACAAGCACGGCCAACCCCGCGCGCACCCCTGCGTGGCAATCGAGCGTGATGCCCGCATTGCGTTCGCGAGGCTCGTCCGCGAGCTGGCCCTCGATTGCGAGCCGCCGGCGGAAGTCCGACCACCCCGAATCGCCGGAGCACGGAACTAACCATGCCATCCATTCGACGCCGCAACAAGATTCGCGCTGAGTACACCCGACTCGAGTATTACGCCGTGGCTTCCGGTCACGACTTCTTTGTTCGCTTCCCCACCGAAGACGATTGGCGCGACGCCTGGGACGAAATGAAGGACGCCTTGCTGCCCGCGTTCATCGAGCAATGCCCCGGGCAACGGCCGTGGTGCTGGTGGAAGTTCGAGGCCCCCGAGCGGCGTCGTGCTGTGGATGGCAAACCGCACCCCTTTGAAGATCCTGAGCGACAGGCCCACCTGGACGACATCGCGGCCACGCTCCCGCCGGAAGAGCGCGACGCATATTATCACACTGCGAACGAACTGACTTACGGGCTGCCACGGTTCATCGCCACCAAGTCGATGGCCCTGCGCGAATACGAAAGCCAACCCGGCTATCTGGACCGCTTAGGGCTGCTGACGCACGCCGAGTACAAATACTTCGCCCAACTCGGCGACGAGTGGACCGAGAGGGATTTCGACGAAAAGCGATTCGATGCCAAGGCGTGGGCAAAGGGCACCGGAGCGCCACTGTGATGTTTTGCACACTCCCCCGCACCCCACGCCAGCGCGCCGCCCTGGGACAAGCGCACTTGGACGCCATGCGCATCGCCGGTTTGGCTGCGCCATACGGCGTTGTGTCATCCACGCCGTTCCCCGACGGCACCTATGTGCGATTCCTGCCGGGCGCGTTTCGTGCTGCCATTCGCCAGCCATGTGAACTCTGGGCGGTCCATTCCGAGCGCGTGAGACTGGCGAGCACGACGGCCGGCACGCTGACGCTGAGCGAAGGCGACGACGGTCTGCACATCACGGCGACGTTGCCCGACAACGAACACGGCCACACCGCCCGGTTAATGATTGCACGGCGACGTTTTGCGGGAATGAGCATCCAGTGGCGCGACGCCGACGTGACGCAGCGGCGGGTTATCGAGAGCGGCCGCACCATTCTCGAGATTTCGCACGTGAGGCGACTGATTGAAGTATCGCTCGCGATTGGCCCTCGGTTCCCAACAACCTGGGTCGCGACGGCGCCGTATCGCGCTGAGCGTGACGCAAACGAATCGAGACGAATCAGAAACTTTTTCCAAACCCTTTAGGAGACGCAGTACATGGTCACCAAAACAGCAGCCCCCAAGATCAACGCGAGCGACTTCCCCGAATTGGTCGCAGCACGCAATCGCTTCGCCAAAGTTCAGCAGGCGCACGATGCCAACAAGCGCGAAACGCAAAGCATCATCCACGAATTAAACGGCAACGCCAACTCGACGTTCTATCAACGTCAACTCGACGGCGCTGCGGAGAAGCTGTTGCAGGATGGCGAGGTCTCCGCGCTCGCCGACATCACGACGGAACTCAACAACTCGCTGCGCCAAAAGTGGAAAGAGGCCGAAGTGTTGTCGCGGGCGCTCGAAATGGCTGAACGCCAAATGGAGGACGCCCGCAGTAAAGCCTGCCGCGAGTTGGCGGTGAAGATTGAACCGCAGTACCGACAAGTGCTTGCGCAGATGAAGGCGGCGATTCTTGCGCTGCGTGCGGCGGCGATCGCGGAAGCGAAGTTCCGCGACGAATTTGAGCAAGCAGGATTCGGAGCCGTGTTCGGTTCCTACGTGCGGCCGATGCCGTATGCCGGCGCGGGCTACGTCGAGTCTGGCGGCGACAACGACACTGTGGGGCTGCTCGATTCGTGGCTGGTCGAATTGAAAACAAACTTCCCGGGGGTTTAATGATGAACATCCAACAACAACTCGCCATCACGCACGCGATGGGGCCGATTCTGGCAATCGACCAGGCCCGGCTGCCGCAAATCGCACTGCTCGCTGACAGCGAACCGCAAGCGGCGTTTTCGGCGCGGGCCACGCACTCGCAGCCGAAGTCATCGACGGCCGTGATTGACATCGCCGGCCCGATCACGCATCGGCCGACGTGGTGGAGCGTTTCGACGATGGAAATCTCCGCGCTCTTGGACAAGGCGCTCAAGAGCGGCGCGCCGAATATCGTACTGAGTTGGGATTCGCCGGGCGGCACGGTCAGCGGCGTCAAAGCGCTCAGCGACAAGATTTACGCCGCGCGCCAGGCAAAACCGATTATCTCCGTGGTCAATTCGTTGGCGGCGAGCGCTGCCTACTGGCTCGCATCGGCAGCAACCGAAGTTGTCGCCGTGCCGCATAGCGACTTGGGTTCCATCGGCGTGTTCGCCGTACACGAAGACGTGAGCAAGGCCCTCGATAAAGAAGGCGTCAGCGTGACACTCATTCACGCCGGCAAGTTCAAAGTCGAGGGACACCCCTTCGGTCCCCTCGACGATGAAGCCAAAGCGGAAATGCAAAGGCGTGTCGATTCGCTCTACGCCGACTTCATCGCCGATGTGGCGCGGAATCGTGGTTACTCGCAATCGACGGTCCGCGCTGGCTTCGGGCAAGGGAGACTTGTGCAAGCCGAGCGTTCGATTGTCTCCGGCATGGCGGATCGTATCGCGACGCTGGAGCAAGTGCTCGGGCGGTTGGGCGTGGGTAGCTCCGCCGGCGCACGTGCGGCGCGTTGCGCCTACATGCACGCCACGGAGCGCGAAGACCGCATTCGCGCACTGGAGGCGTACAAAATCCGAAACAACTAGAAACCCTCTGGTTGGCCGCTTGTGGCGGCTAGTCGCACCCCGCGCCGTTCGTCTTGGCGGCGCGGGGCTTCTCTTTAGGCTCTTTGACAACTCGGCTTACTGCGCCGGCGGCGGATTGCGACCACGCCGGCGAGGGCGATGGTGAGTAAGGTGAGTGAAGAGGGTTCGGGTGTTTGTGGGCGAATCCATTCGAGGTCGTCGGGCGAAACGTCGTCCCCCGTGATTACCAAGTTGTCCACCTCAAAAGTGCTCAGACCGGGGCCAAACGGATCGTTCGGATTTGTCTCGACGGCCCCGAAAAGGACGCTGAATCGTCCCGTATCGCTGACACAGGAGACTTGTCCGCCACTCGGCATCTCTTGGCAAATAGAACTGAAGGTAGCCCGGCCATTGATCTCCGCCGTGAACGAGAGCGCTGCTTCGCCAGCATTGAAGTTTAGCTCAACAAAGTCAAACACCTCTCCGTCGCTCGTGGCATTCGTTAGCGCTCCAAGATTGGCACCGAACATTGTCAGGAACGTGGGGATAGCGATAAGTCCGTCCCCTCGCGGCGTGAAGTCGACAACGATCGTCCCCGCGAATGCCGAACCGGGAACCAAGCAGAGCGCGCAGCAAGCGCAGAACAAACGAGCGTACATCGTTGACCCCCGCACGGGTAAGCGATCAGGGCCGCGCGGCAGTCTGCCCAACAGACTGCCCCGGCCCGCTTAAACGTGACGGTAACGCGGGGCTGCGGGCGTGGCAAGGAAAAAATGCCGCCCCGGACGGCTAGCAGCAGTAGGCCCTGCGAACGATCGTCCAACGCGCTGGCTTAAAGTGCGGCCCGCGCGATCTGTTCCACAAGATCAGGAGAACGTGCGCGACGCAAATTGCGATCAAGCATGGCGAGCACGTAGCCGTTCAGCAACTGGGGCACCTGACCCCCAGCACGATCAAGAGCTACATCGACCCGAGATTCCTGGCCACCCACACGGCGGCCCGGTCCATCGAACGCCCGGGCTGGGAGCCGCAGCTGGTGAACGTGGAAGTCGTGGTGGACACGGAGACGGAGGAAGAAGCGGCAGAAGTTGCAGCCCCGGAAGTCGTCCACTGCGTTCAGGTGTTCCGTCGCCAAGTCGACGGGAACACGCAGGATTTGTTCTCCCGGCTGCTCGACAAGAAGCACCTGAGTCCGCGCGACATCCGCGCGGCGATGCGAGTGCTCGGCGTATCGAGCGAAGACCTGGCC